GGAGACCATAGCGGCAGGCGCCGCCGACAAGCGCATATAATACTCCGCTTGATGTGAACCACAAGCCGTCACACTCATAGGTGTCTGACGATCCGGATGCTGTAATCGGTACGTCTCCAAATTCGCTATTGTACGTGTTCGAGATGTAGCCTCCAGATGTACCGGATGCTGCTTTTCCAAGGTTCTTGCTGGTCGATACAGCTGTTGTTCCGTACCCAACACCAGCACTTCCGTCTTGAGTTCCCCAAGTCATCTTTGCATACAGGTTCGCTCCACTCGCCATAAGACCGGCACACCACTTCCATAGATTTCCAAAGTAGTTCTCGATACCGAACACCTTGACTGCGTAGCCATCTACGTTCTTGCCGTAGAACATACCCTTTGCATTGAGTGTTCCGCTTGCTATGAGTGAATCAGCTGAAGAACCGCCGGAATTATGTCCTTTTCCGAATACTGTCTGTGTATCGGTGGACTTTCCGATCAAAACAAGCAGATCGTTTATCAACGCTCTGTCGCACCACTGGGAAATGTACCAGCCGTTCTTCGTGTAGTCGCTTCCGGTGTTCTTTGCAAGAGCGTCCGCTATGAACGTTGTTCCGGCAATGGTATTTGCAGGTGCAACTCCAGACAGAGAGCGCAGCTTGTTGCTTACAATGCTTCCATCATAGGCTGCAACATAGAAACGATCTATTTCATTTCCTTCTGCATCCATATTCGCATAGCACTTGTAGTTATTATCTACCTTGTGGTCTGCAATATAGCAGTAGGTGTAATTCTGATCTTCATATCTGTACACCCATATCTTCGGAAATTCGATCATTACATCTCCATCGAAAGAACTATCAGCGATGTCTGATGCAGTACCATCCTCTTTCTTTGTGTAATCATCCGGATCAAGGTAGTATGCTACTTCTCCGTTGGTTTTCAGCATACATGGCCTTGGCATAAAGAAGGTATTCTCCCAATCTCCGTAATCAAATACGTCATTGGAATAATCCATTCCTGCCGGAGTGTAGCCTACTGCATCATTCAGATATTCAACTCTTTTTGCCGGGTTGCTTACAGCTTTGGCTTTTCTAAAGCCATATACAGTCCTTGTCGAGATGTTTACATCCTTGAAATACGGAATCGTGACATATCTCACAATATCAGAACCTATCTCAACTTTGATCGCTCCGACCTCAGTGATGCTGATTATGCAGCTTCCGCTACTGATGGTTCCTGTGACAATCGTGGAGCCGTGGGTGAGTTTCACTGTGGCGCCTTCATAGTCTCCACTTGGGTCTGTGATTCGGAATATTGCACCACCACCGGACGCTGATACCGCCTCACTGATCTTTCTTCCTACTTCCGTGAACAAGGTTTCTGCATCTCCGTAGGACATGAAATTCTTATTGCTCATGTACTACCTCCTTACAGAAGTGCTAACAATGCGTTTACCTGTGCCGTTGTAAGGCTATCGGGTTCTGCCGCAGTAACAAGTTCTGCGACTGTGGTCTGATCTACTTCTGTTGCATCCCAGTCTCCTGCTGCGTGATCTGCTTTGAACTTATACAGAGCGCCATTGTAGATGACAACATCGCCGGTGCTGTATGCTGTGGCTGTATTGAACGTGCCGCTTATCATCGCATAGATGCTGGAGAAGTCTTCAAATGATCCAGTAACGTCAAACTTCATGCTTACATTCAGTTCGTAATATGTCTTACCAGATACAACTTCCGTATCTTCCGAAAGAACATACTTGCCGCTTACTTCCTCATACCAGCCCTCTGTGCTGGGGTTATCTCCTGCTTCGGGAGTTACCGTATCATATGTGCTCAGATCTGCAACAGATACGTTAGTTCCTGCCTTGTACTTCTTACCGGCTCCCTCGATGAAACGAGCGTCTGTAGTGAAATCATCGGTCAAGTTATATACATAACCAGCCATTGCCTGTGTCAATGTTCCGGGGAGATTTGCAAATGCAATGCTTCCTCTGAACTTGTAAGCTCCTCCAAGACTTGCGAACTTGTCAGCGATTCCTCCCATGAGGACTGTCATATTGTCGTTTGATACAAAATTTGCCATTTCTTATCCACCTTTCTTATAAGAGTGCGAGCAAGGCATCTACCTGCTCATTTGTCAGTTCATCTACACTTCCGCTGCTTCCTCCTTTGAGGTTGGGCGTGTCAAATTCATCATCTGCTGTTACTATATGCAGTATGTATGTACTTTCTGTCGAGGTCTTGACTGTGATTGCGGGCGATACTCCGTCTTCTCCTGCATCTCCAGCGTCTCCTTTGGCTCCGTCCATGATCTCGACTTCGTGAGGACCTTCGGAGTCTGTGAAGGTAATCTTGTGGCCTCCGGCTATTGCTTCGATGTCTACCGTTACGGAAACACCGTTATCTCCGGGATCACCCTTGGCTCCATCCATTACATCCATTATGGTCGTGTGCTGTGTTCCAGCATTATCTTCCCATAGGAACGTAATTCTTGTGCCGCCAGTTATTTCGGTCTTCGACTGTATCTGACATGGCTTACCAGCTACAGCACCGGCACCGTGTATCGTGTCCTGCGTGTACTTTTGGCATATCGCAAGGACCTGTTCGGCTGTCAATGCCATTTTTCATCACCTCCTTATACCCACGCATTGTTCTCTGCATCATAGAAATACAATGTCTTTGTGTCCATCTCCATGAACGTAGAGCCGTTTGCGATCTTCGCACCCTCGAATGTCACAGTGGGTTTCGTATCGCCAGACAGGCCGTTGAACTCGAACTGGAATGCGTCCTGTGACTGTACTTTCTTTGCATAGGTTATCATTGCTGTTCTCCTTTCATGAGATAATTGCAAAACAAAAAGACTTACCGTAGTGGTAAGTCTTCATAGTCATTCGTTTTGGCTTCATTACAGCCCCGTGGAGCGTTTATTTCATCTTCTGTGAGGATTTTACCCTTTTCAGATTCGCTCCCGAATATGAGGCTGTGAGAGCCTGTATTGGGTAGCCTCCCTTGTATGCCTTTGAGCGAGGCTTAAATGTGTAATTGTAAGTCCGGGCTTCATGAAAAAGCAGTAGGGATACTTACTTTTCCTTATACCTGTACTGATCCGAACATTTTCTCTGCTCCATGTCTGCGGAGAAGATATCGAAGTCTTCCGGTATGCCATTCGGATACGCTTTACAGCACGGATTCCCGTCTTTGTCAAAGTCGATGAAGTTTCCGCACATCTCGCATCTTGATATTCTATATCCGGTTGTACCTTTCATCTTTCCAATTAAATTCATTTGGCATAACCTCCTATGTACTTCTTAACAAGAGCTTCTGCGATAGGATTGACTTGTTCTCCGTTTCTCATTCTAACAAAAGCCTCCGCAAGCGCTTCATTGGCTACCTTTCCAGTTGACCTGTCTGCATATTTTGAGACTCCTTTGAGCACTGGAGCCCAGCTTTCTACCTCCGCAAATTTTGCTTCAAATGCAGCATCTGTCAAGCAGTCTTGATAAAGCATAACATGAAATGCTTCGTGAGCCACATAGTCTTCAAGCGTCCTTCCGGCAAAATAGCCTCTTTCGTACTGTTTCTCCATTCTGGCTATTATCTTGTCGAAGTCCGCATCCTGGTTAACAACCATAGCCATCCTGCCCTCACCAGATACATATCCGGTGACAAACACATCTCCCTTGTCGCATTTTTCTACAACAATCTGGCTTAACTTGATGTTATACTCACTTTCAAGCTTTTTCATCGCTTTGTCAAGTGTCGCTTTTACATCGACAGTTACACCTTTTACGGATGTTATGTCATCCGGGAACGATATCTTCATCTTTGGCTTTGCCGGAACAAATACGGAAGCTTTGTGCCTTATGGATTCTTTCTTCCTGTCCGTCTGGTTACAGAAATCTGTTAGCTTAGAGCGCCTTGCTTGCAACTGCTTTCTCGCATCAGTGAGTCCTTGCTTCAATGACTTGGCTGTAGCTTCATCAGTTGCTTCTTCTATGGCTGCCTTATATCCTTCTACAACTCGCTTGCTTTCCCTTATGGAGCGTTCTATCCTGCGCTGTATCTGGCTAGCTTCGTAATCTGAATACTCCACGCCGTTATACTCAACTGAGTGGTTTGCGTATCTATCAAGCGTTTCTGCGTCATATGCAGGCTTGCTTATGCCAGGCCAGAATGGAAAGAAGCTGTGACGGCAGTTGACTCCGCACAATCCGGTTACTTCGCCATACCCAGTCGCATCATAGAAGTTTGGATAATCGGCATCTGCGCCTTCTATCTTGAATACCTGCCCCTGCCATTCCTGGTGCTCCAGTCTGGCTCCGGCGTGAGCTGATGTTTCATAGTATTCAGCACCGAGCCTTTCGGCATTCATCTCCGTGATCTTTGCCGCTGTCTGATTAACAGCAGTCAAGATATTCATTCGAGCAGCCGCTTCAAGATTGAGCTGACTTCCGCTATCATAACTTACCTTTGCTCCTATACGAGCACAATCGTTAACGCACTGTCTTATAGCCGTCTGGTAATCGAATGCTCCAGATTGCACTTTCATGATGGCTTCATTCATTGCGTTGATGAACTCTTGCTGACCGTTGCTGGCAGTTGTCATTGCCAAGTTCGATAAATCTCCGTTTGTTCTTCGCAGGTTAGCTTCTAGAACATTCATCATGGGTTTTGACAATCCAGTATCAACATTCATGCCTGCTGCTATAAGCGGAGCTGCGTCGAATCTGACGCTTGCTACTCCTGCATCACGAAACATCTTCATAAGTTCCGATTCGGAGTACGGAGTGGCGTTCGCTACATCAGTCAGAATGTCATTCATTAACCTTCCGCTCTCCTGTAACTGTTTGAGCTGCCACTGAGCCGTATCTGTAATTTCGCCAGTCTTAATGATTCTTCGGCAGATATCAGCAGTGATCTGCTCATTCAGCCTAGCATACATTTCCTCCGCTTGTGCTGCACAGGCAGCAAGATATTCCGGTGTCAGCATAGGCTATGTCCTCCTATTCTTCTTCCGGGAACTCCATCGGAGTCGATGTAGGCATCATCTCCAGAGCCTCCTGTTCAGAGCATCCAAAGTACCAAGCCATAAACTTCTCAGGCTTCATCTTTCCGGCATTGACCATCATCCAACGCCTGTTGAACTCCTTGTCGATATCCTCTAAGATGCCGTCTCCCCAAGTTGCTGACAGCTCATACGCTCCATATGGAGCAAGGCCGTACATGATAGCGTAGACAGACATGGCATAGACCAAATCATGCAGCGCTTCATCCCATGCACCCTGCATATTGCAGACTGCTGAGTAGCTACGCTGCTTTGATGTCTTTATCTCCTCTGCTGTCTTTTCTACAGATGACGGGTCGCTGATCGTGCCAAACGAAAGCTCCACAAGAAACTCCACTATCTTCAAATAGTGGTCCAAGCCATTAAACAGGCTGCCGTCTCGGAAGCTTGGAGCAAACTCACGCAGAAATGGCTGGGCGTTATCACCCTGCCTTGATTCGTAAGTTCTGAACACTCTTTCTGATCCGGTCGGCAATATCGGTCTACCTTCTCTTGTTCTTTTGAACAGGTCTGCGTCTGCATCTATTGCTGCTTCGAGTGCTTCGAATTCAAACTTACTCTCGCTGTACTGTTCGTCTGCTATCTTAATTGCATCCACTGCTTTAGCATATACAGATGCACCAAGAGGCGATTTCGTGTCGACGTTGTTTGCAGCCGGAACCTTAACATATACAAACAAGGGCTTGTCAATATCAATGATGACCTCCTCCGGCGAGAGTCCTGCCCAGTCAGAAACTGTACTTAATGGAATCTCCTCACGGAACGGATCCTGCGCTGACAATTCGGTATAATCATCCGCATTGTATGTCATCAGCTGTTCGCTTCTGAATGCTCTGTTTGTTACCGTGTAGGTGTTTGTGATCCTTTCTGCTCCGGTTTCATCTGTAATTAACTGGTTGGACGAGAATAGATGCTTCTCCAGCCTTGTGTAGATATACTTTCCGGAACGGAACTGATCTACAAAGATAGCTCCTGTTATCTTGCCGTTGCTGTCATAATCTGTCGGATAGAAGCATTCTGCCTGTGTGAAATCGATGTCAATGTTCGTGCCGCTGACATATGGTTTCATGGCAACGCCTCCTTTTGCGCAGTAGAATTCGACTATCTGTTTGAAGTTCTTCAATCCTCTGTGCATCTGAGAGTCGAGATAATCAGCAAATGTCGAGCCTGTAATCTGGAAGTCATGTTCCAGCGTTATCAGTCTTGCAAATTCGTGAGCTATGGAGGCAGGCAAGTTCATTGTCTTGCACTTATCATTCTTCCAAGGTGGTTCATCTATGTACATATTCGTCCATAGGCTGATGGCTTGTTCCATCTTGTCAGATACGACCACCCTTGATCCGAGTGCTTTCTCAATCTGTGTTCTTGGGAACAATCTATTCACCACCTTTCCTATCATATCTGTTATCCACACTTAAATATCCTCCTAACTGATGTTATCAACATACTTTTTCATATCTCCTTCAAAAGAGTATTCGAAAGCATTGAGACTGAACTGGTCGCTTTCCTGTGAACGTGCGAGTGTGCCGCCGCTTACTTTTGCATTCCACGTTGCCGTCATGAGGGCTGTGCTTATGCTTACCGCCTCATCCTCAACAATATAGAATCGGTCGTTTGCTACCAGCTTATTGACTGTGTTAATTCGGTCTCCAAGATTGCGATCAAGTGCTGCTCCAACCCTAATGTCTCCCATGTCATGCTCAGCAAGGGCATTCTTAAGGTTTCTTCGCATTACTTGCTCACCTTTCTCGCAGTATACTCCGGTCAGATATCCATATTCATCACGTATGCTGCGTATGAAGTCTATGCATCTACTTGTTACTGTCTCCGGATCAACCGATTCGCCGGAGTACAGAACTGATTTCAAGACTATCATTGCTTCGTAATTCAAATTCGTGGTTGCCACAAGGGCATTGCCAGAACCATTAACACCGAATACCAGTCCGATATGGATTTCTCCAAGAGCGTTTTGGCTCTTGTATTCAGCCAGTTTGTCTTTCTTTAAGATATACGGATTGTCTGATTGGTCTTCTGACATAAACACTTCCGATAGTCTGTTGTATACGAGACCTCCGGCGATATTGCTCATGCCTAAAGTCAGTTCACTAAATGCGGAGCTTCCTGCGTCCACCATATCCTTCCACTTACCATCCGGGAAAGATTCAAGTTCGTTCAGATACTCCTCGTTCCATTCGCCTTCGACAATATCAAACATTCCGTGTTGCCACTGTGCAGCCATAGGCTCCGCACGAGTTGCTTTATCGCCAGATTCTGGCTTGATCTGTACATCATATCCGGCAAGCATCTTTAGGAATGATTGCGCCTGGTCTTTGCCAGCCTGTCCGGGGTCCTGGGGCAGTCTCTGGCGTACGGGGCATTTCTTTCCGTATTTCTTCTTGTCCATCTGTGCAGTCATCATAATGAGTGTTCTTACTTCGCCAGCCTTGATCTGCTTGCGAATAACGTCCAATACGACAAACTGGCCTTCTGATGTGCGACCGATACATACTCCTGCGGTATATGCTGCATCTTCGTTTTCGTCCTCGTCCGTAGCTGCAAGGTCCCATCCTCTGCATACTGCAACGAGATCGTGTGGCATTTCTTCGAGCATTTTGCGTAGCTGCGTACGCTTGAAGAACGAGCCGGCCTTTGGTCTGATTTTCCAGTTACCATAAAGCAGTCGTTCCATATCTACCTCTGTCATGGCTTTCAGATTAGCAAGATATCCTGGATCCTTTTGCATCAGAATCTTGTTGTCATCAAGCCTTGAAGCAATAAAGGTGACTGTCTTGCAGTCATCCTCGGTTACTCCGTACAAATCTTCCAGTTCTTCGGCTGTATCTCCCCAGTAAATCGTATCATTGAGAACAGCCATGTACCGCATGATGCCGGAGCGTTGCGGTATCGGATATCCTGTATCTTGGTCTATCCACCATGATATGAAGTCTGCTACCCAGCTGTCTGAGTCTGGATTGCAGGTTGCTCGCACATAAGGCTTTATTCCGCAGGTAGTTCTGTTTCGAGAGAGCATGTACAGGAACTGATGCTTGCTGAAATGCGTCAATTCATCAAATCCTATGTATGCAATTTCTGTACCCTGCCAGCTTGCAAGGTCTTCCTCCCTTTCGATGTGAGCAAAGCCAAGCCTTGCGCCGGATTCGAACTGCCAGTGTAGTCTCGGACTTTTTCTAGGGCTTGCATCATCCACCTGCGAAAATAACTTATTGGATGCATCCCATAAGCCTCCCTCTGCAGTGATCTGATTGTAATTATGTCTGAATATCACCGCACCGAAGCCAGGTACATCCTTGTTTCTGAGCATTTCCAGAAGCAACGCGTATGTCTTGCCTCCACCGGCTGCTCCACCATAGATAATGATATCGGCAGGACTGCACATGAACATAGTCTGCGGACCTGCCTGTGGACCTATTGCAGTACTCCTAGAAGGATTTCTGCCGTTGTCCGGGATGTTTATCGCCAATCTTGCAAGGCTCTTTGCATATTCGAGGTCTCTTTCCTCTTCCGGTGTAAGAGAGCCGTTCTTCGATATCTGCCCGGTCAATTCAGCGAGCAGTCTTATCGAGTTCGTGTCTCCATCAACCAGAGCTTTCTGCATGAGCCTTACAACAATAGCCGTCGTATAGTTCTGATCCTCTTCGGCTACACCAAAGTTCGCCAGATTCTTCTTGTTGTTGTCGCCAACTACCTGCATTGACATGAGGACTTTTGCGGCCTCTCTCATGTCTCTTTGTTTTCTTCGAGCCTCGCCAGATGCCTTTCCAGCTTTTGAGGCATTTCTTCGGCGCTCGCTCGGAGTTCTGTCCTCATTTCGGACAAGGTTCTTCTCGTTTGCCACGCCTTGCACTCCTTTCGCCACTATTTACTGTATTCTTACTGACAATTCAAGGCTTTTTAGCCCAATCTGTGCCATATTTGTCAGTAATTTGCTTGAAATCATCATAATCATGAGGACGGACGAAATATCTTGGTTCGCCGTTCTCCTTATATTCATATCCTATATGCAGCAATTCATGTTCAGCCAGAATCTTGAGCTGATCTTCTGTCAAATCCTGTATATTCGGGTCGTAGAAGATAATCAAGAAGTCATACGGACAAAACTCTTTGTACAAGTCCTGCACCTTTACGCATTCACCAAGCACATCCTTGCCATTGCTGGTCTTCTTATTATCTGATGCCAGAAATTCAATCCTGCAATCGGCTGTCGCCAGGTGTTTCAATTCTTCCACCTGCTCGATTACCGACTGCCCTATCTTCCGGTACTCCTCATTCACGCTATACTTCATTTTTCGCCTCCATAAAGAAAAGACCCATGATATCTTCATGAGTCTCTCCATAAAATCTCTTGTATGCTTTTTTCCGTCACTTATCTATATGATTATATACTGTAGCTATGGAAATATGCATTTCATCGGCTATATCTTTTGCCGACCAGCCTGCCCTATGAAGTGCATTCACCTTTCCGTGATCTACCTCTCTGGCCCGTACCATCTTGCGGAGCTTTTCTGCCTGGTCCGGCTTCCGCTCGCATTTCTTTTCAGTCGCCTTATCCGGTGCCGAAGCTTTTTCTTCCTTATCATCATTCTTGGTCGGTTTCGGGTCCGTCGTTTCCGTCTTCATTACCGGAACGAACTTCATCTCGCATCTTTTCATCAATGCTTCATAGGTAGCCAGCGGCAGCACTACATAGCCGCCGGAAAGTAATCTTGCATCTTCCATAAGTTATCTCCTATCCATACAAATCAGTCACCACCTGCTTCCCAATTGCTATTGCTGCCGGAATGTCGGTGCCGATCTGCTGATAGAAGACTGGGTGCACCATGCATTCGTACGCCCGTGACATTCTGTCTCTCTGATCTGCGGTGATGCCGATCCGGAAGTCTTTTGCTATCCGCAGAGCTTTCTTCCAATCTCCGGCTTCCACCGCCTCACGAACGATATCAGTCTTTCTTATCATTCGAGTCGTTCTCCATTCTTCCGGCTCCGAAAGGCTTCGGTTCATATTGATATCCGGGAAGCGTCCTTTCGCCGTTTTCATCGTACATATCATCATATGTCCAGGGTTCACCATCAAACAGGCTTAGCTGCTTGCATTGCGGTTTCATGTCTTTCTGCTCAATGTAGTCGAAATCATAATTCTTGAAGTTCCGACCCATCTTCTTGCCCTGGAGCGTGTGCGGATCAAATACATAATCGGGGAATATCTCCCCTTCAACTTCCACCTTTGACAGGCTCAATACATCGAAGTCTTGATTGAATGCCGGATCAGCTCGCATTTCGGGATTCTTCTCCCTCATTAGGCAGTCAGCCATGTAATCGCCGTCTCTGCCCTTGCACGCTTCCAGCAGAATGACGAGAGCTTTCCCGATGAAAATCTTGTTCTTCTCGCCTTTCTTCTTGTTCTTGTTAATCATTTCATCGACTTCATGCAGTGCCAATATCTCCCGTGTTACCGGAGCCCTACAGTCTTCGCATGAAATGATAAAGAGGCGATTCCACAAGAACGAGCTGTAATCGTCGAACAATTCGTTCGCCGCATACCCTGCTCTCTTGAAATCTCCTCTTCTGATTGCTTTTTGAAGCAATGAGGCCACCACCCAGAAGTTGTGACCATGCTTCGTTACCATCTGATAACCCATATTTTCGCCTCCTTTGCTGGATTATATTCCACCGTCGTTACGATAGCAGACCGAGCATGGAAGTAAAGGGTTTTTCAGCTGAAAGTCGGGGTTTTTTACCGATTTACATTGATTCTGGCCTTGTTGTTTTCGTAGTTATATCCGAAGTACTTGCCCCATTTTTTCTTGGTGTACTCTATACCGGACATACGCTTTTCCTTGTTCTTGTCAACATTACTGCCGCCCTTATTCGTGTCCTGTCCACCGATATCGATGAAATACAGCGGCTTCAGTACGATTCTGTTATGTAGCAGCTCCTGTAATTCAAGATCAAGGTCGAAATTGTAATAGCAGTACGGATCAACCTTGGCTTTGAATTTTTCCTTGTTCACCCATTTGCATCCTCCGCACATACCTTTGAAGACGAACTCGCTTACATAATAGTACGGAGCCGGTACTGCATCAGTGCAAGCATATCCGAGTCCTAGATCATCCATCATGACGGCTATCCTTTCCAGCTCCATGCTACCCTCTTCCGGCGTCATGTCTCTGGTGGTCTCCGTCCGGTATATCAGCTTTCCATCATCATCAATGATGCAGATGATGTCTTCGGGGCTTTCGTCAATAATGTACTGATGCACCTTATGGATATTATCAATCAGCTTATCCGGTACGACCCACAACTTATCAATACCGAACTGGCGGTATAGATCAGCTTCCGACTCCCTCACTACATATGTGCAGTATTCCAGGTGGTCGTAGATTCGAACCTTATCATCATATCTCTTGTAGCTTGGGACATATACATTAAATGTCTTTTCTTTCATGATATGCCTCCTTATCTTTCTTCCAGCTGTCCGGTATCTCCTTTCCTTTCAGCATCATCATATCCAGGATGCTACCGTCAGTGATCCGGCTGCCATAGGCTTCCGACTTATACCGGGACCAGAGGACTTCAATGCCGTGTTGCAGTAGCATCCTTTCATTCAAGTATTCATGTGCTCCTGCACCGGACAGGTATCTGTCTGCTCCTAATTGCTTGCAGATGCTTATTATATCCTCATTCGGGGATTCGTACCCAAGCTCAAGGTCTGTTTCGTCAACAAATACGCACCGGATGTCGTAAAACTCCTTAATAGACACCAGTAATGCCTTGTTGAGCTTCCATAAGTGAGTATATGTACCTCCGAATACTGTTTCCAGCAATGAGAAGCATTCAGTAAAAAACGGAGTGCGGTGATAATCCTGCGCAATCCGTTTCAGAATCTTTACTTTCGTTTTATCCCAGTCATCTGCCAGCATTACATCGCATATTCTGTCTGAGTGGCTTTTGACCGGAATCGTTATCTTGGCTTTCTGCCCGTTCTCGTCAATGAAATTGTAATTATGATATCCACCCCTTGTGAACTGTACTCCATTCGAGAGCGTGAATACATCAGAGCAATACATCTTATGCACAAATCCGGGATACGGCAGGAAATTCGGCTGATGGCTTGCGAGGATCATGCTTCATCCTCCTTGCCTTCGGCTTTCTTCTTGTCCTGTTTCTTGTCTTCCGGCTGCGCTATCCGATTTCGAGGCTTTCCAGCATCCTCTTTCGGGATAATCTGTGCTTTCATGTCTTGATACCATACCGCACGGGCTGCTATCTTTCTCTTGGCGATCTTGACTTTCCTGTTCTCCAATCCGAGATTTCGGATCAACTCATTATAATCAATCTCATTGTCGCAGACAATCATGACATAATTGTACTTTTCGAACCGGATCGGTTCCATATCATCTATCTTCTGCTTATCGAGGTCCTGTTCGTTTTCATCAAGCCCGAGGTCCATAGATAAATCGGCTGTCCATTCTGCCAGCATATCCATATCCCATTCACCGGCATGGGTGTTATCTCTGATATTGATAGCTTTAAGCTCCGACTTGCTGTAACCTATCAGCCTTTTACAGTCCAGTACTGTGGTTTCATCAATCTCCATGATGACTGACAGCCTCTGGTTTCCACAGATGATATTGTCATGTTCATCAATAACAAAGATTCCGAAGTCACCATGCACAAGTATGCTTTCTTTTAGTTCCTCACGCTTGGCTTTCGTAATCTTCCTTGGGTTTCCGAAGCCCGTCTTGATGTCACGAGCTACCATTTTGCACATCTCAATCCTTTTCTCTTTCGCCATTATAATTCTCCTTTGAATACGAGCTGAAATGCTTCTGCCATGTAATAGCCGACTTCGCTGCCACGCTTTACGGCTATAGCTTTCAGCACTTCCTTTGACCTGGGATGCGGTGCCTGCCGAAGTACTGCTCCCTCTGTATATACTTCAAGGCTCATAATCTTTGCCTCAAAGTCAGCATTGCTTATTTCTGAGTACACATTCGGGATGAAGCTGTCCTGCACATTGCTTACAGCCCAGTCTGTGCTACTAGGAACCTCCATATACAAGAACTCCTTGATCCTGTTCATCGTTCTGACTTGTCTCTGAGGCAGCCTAACAGCTGTCGTGCATGCAAGCCCTACATGATGATGGTCATTGTGCAGATCGGACGGATGATGCGTGATTACAACATCCGGTTCAAACTTTATGATTGCATTCTCTATGAACTCCACAAGCTCCTGCTCCGGGGTTACATTAAAATGCATGGTTTCGAACTCCCCAACATATGTCTTGCTTACTCCGAGAACTTTATGAGAGAGCTTCATTTCATCCATCATTCTCTCGCTATCCTTGCATCTGATATCAGACACAGAGTTGAGGACGCATACGGCTACTTCGTTTCCTACTGCCGCCAGCTTATGCATCGTAGCGCCTCCTGCCAGAGCTTCATCATCTGGATGCGCTATTACAAACAGATATTTCATTTTTCGCCATACCTCCTAAAATAGATGTCAGTATAGCTACTGTATTCATCTGTACCGCCTTTTTGCTTCTTCATGGATAGTTTTATAAGGCTGGCCTTTTCCAGCAGAAACCGGATTTTTGCCTAAAGGCAGTTCAGTAATTTTGTCGAAAATGTATATTGCACGAATCGCTGGAATCTGCCTACAAAAAATGGGCTGTCGGTGGCATCCGGCAGCCCGTGGCGAAAAATGGTTTCGAGAAAAGGTTGCGGAAGAAATCAGCATGGCTGTTTCTCCAGTAGCTTTTCTGACAGCTACAATATAACATGGCTGGATTTATCCAATCAATGACCTTTTTTTGACTCTGGCTCTGCGTTGCAGTATTTCTACTGCGTC